CTGTGTATTTCACAGTACCAGACGGCAAGACTGCCGGACTAGCAGGAGTCGGGGAAGGAGGTGAAATATGGATGCTATGCACTCCAGCTATTCACAACTTTCCAATTACATTTGCAAGAGAAGCTAAACGGTGGGTCGATAGCCGTACTGAGCCTTTATTGTGGAACATAGTAGACTGTAGAAATACAGTACACTTAAAACTACTCAAATTTTTAGGTTTCAAGTTTTTACGTAAGTTTAAACATGGACCAAACAATTTATACTTTATAGAATTTTGCCGTGTGTGCACCAGATCCTAACGCCGGAAGAAGAGAGGCCGCTAGACAAGAAAACAAAAAGCGGATAAGTAAATACTACTCTGACGGTATCAAACAATGGAATAAAGAAGTCGATTTTAAGGATAACATTAATACCATCCTTGGGCTTGGAGCGTCTCGCTCTAGATCTGACTTCGATGCTTTCGCTCTTAGTGAGCAAGGTAAAGGTCTGCTAGATAAAGAAAATGCAGCCAAAAAATACTTTCAACAGGCTGCTGTTAATGAAGGTGGTAGATCCAGAAACTTTAAAGGTTCACAAAAATCTGCTTACTTTGCTAAACTAGCTGAAGTTGATAGAAAACAGTACGCTCTAGCTACCGTAGGCGAAGCTAAAGCTGAAACTAAAATACAAAGAGGTCTACAGGAACAACTCAGAACTAATCGTACTAATCTTGGATTTGATCCACAGTTTGGTCCTCCAACTATGTTACCACCAAAAGACAGAGCTGGTCAGTTTATGAATACTGTAAGTTTTGGTATGAGCGTTATCTCTCCATTTATAGGAAGTGACGTTAGAATCAAAGATAACATTAAAAAAATAGGTACATCTATTGAAGGTTACAATATCTACAAATTTAGATATAATAATTCTACTCAAGAATATATAGGAGTTATGGCTCAAGAAGTACAACGTAAAAAACCAGAAGCTGTAGCTAAACTAGACGATGATACCTACATGGTTGACTACAGCCAAATAGATGTCGAGTTTAGGGAGGTTGCTTAATGGCTCAGATGGAACAGTTCAACTTTGATACATCAGCAACTAACTATGCAGAAGTAAGTTATGATGGATCTAAAGTTGCTAACCAAGCACTTGCAGAAACAGACAAGATTTATGCAGCTCACTACGAGCGTATGAAAGCGGATGCCATAGCAGATGCTGAAACCAGATCTCGTAACTACCAGAAGTTTGGTAAGTTACTTGGACAAGCTGGTGAGTTTAAAAAAAAGTTAGACGCATGGAATGATAGTAAATCATTAGAAAAAGATTTAACAGAAGGTACAGCCGCAAAAGGTGGTGAAGAAGTACAGACAGGTAAAACTCCAGTTGATAATATAGAAAAAGAACAGGAAGATGCGTTAAAAAAAGAAGAAAACGCAGTTGCAGTAGAAGGTGAACAGATAGCAGCAGAAGAGGTTGCAAAAAACAATGCAGCTCCTGATAATAAAGATCAGGCTGTTTCTACATACGATACATTAAAAGTCAAAAATATAGAGACTTATAATGAAAACTCTGCTTCATCTGCTAGAAAGCACCTTAATACAGCTAGTACATTTGTAGCTAAAAATCTCAATGCACCTGTAGGTAACGCTATGGTTCCGGGTGCAAATGGTAGAAGTTATAACCAACTACTAGAAGCTGGGGAGGATGCTTTAGCAGAACAAGCTTTATTCTTTTGGGGTCGTAGTGCATTAGTACAAAGTGGTGCACTAACTACTTTAAAAGGTAGACATAAAAGAAAACTATTACAAGATCTACGTAAAAATATAGATGGTATAACAACCAAATCTATGAACCGTAGAATTGAAGAAGAGTTAAAACTAGGTGAAGTAAAAGAGATTCTTAACTTATCTAATATGCTAGTCAATAATCCAGAAGGTATATCTGAGTATGTATTTGGTACTCCTGATGACCCTAACTCTGGCTTGTTAACCAAGATGGCAGCCGGTGCACCCGGCGGACCTGACACTGCATATGGTATGGCTAAACTAGGAGATAGATTAGAAAAAGCTTTTGACCAAAACCTTATAGGAATGGAAGAGCTACAGTTGCTTCGAGACACACTATTTGTACAGAAGGGTACTAAGGGTAAAACAACTACTATTGCAGGCTTAAATACAGCAGCTGGTAACTTACTTGATAAAAAACTTGGTGGTCTTATAATGAAAGCTCAGAAACAAGAGCTAGATAAGATTACTAACGAAAGAAAAATCAATGCTGAAAGCGGTATGGATGCTATTATCGAAGGTTATAAAACTCAAAATGCAGATGGTAGACCTGTAACACTCGAACAGAAAGAAAAAGACATAGCTAAACTTGCTAAAGATTTAGGATTATCTACAGGAGATCCTTTACTTAAAAGACTGAATGACTACTATGTCCCCGGTGACTACGATGATGAAGAAGAAGCAAGATGGCTACTGGCAGACATCCGAAAAGACGGTAAAATAGATGGTGGTGATTTAGAAGGCAGATTAGCTGCTATAGAAAGTGGTGACATTCGTAAAGAAACTAGAAAAAAAGCTAAAGATTTACTGGCTGGATTTACACCATCTGATGACCATGAAAAAGATGCAGCTAAATTTTTTAATGCTCTTGCAAATAGAGATGGCGATGCAGTTTTAGATCCTGATAAAGCAAGTGTAGTTACTTTAGGTATTGTAGCTAACATGGAAATAGATTATCAAGAGTTATATGCAGAAGGATTTGCTGTATCAAACAATGCTACTAAAGCACATAACTATGCCTTAAGAAAAATTAAAGCTAACCACGAACTTGAAGCGAATTTTATAGAAGGGTTAAATAGTGAAACTCAGAAGAGAGAAAAAATGAGTAAATATAAAGTTGAAGATATGGGTGTCGTAGAAGATGACATAGAAAACGATATGTTATTTGAAAGAACTATAAACATGTTAAATAGAGATCAAGAAGGTACACTTAACAGTTCTGGATTTTTAATGGGTGAAGCAAAAGCCTTACCTATAGCTATTAGAGCACTAAAAAACAACACTGGTGTTATACCTGAGTACTATCTTAACTTATCTAGAAAGACTGGAATACATCCATTAAAGTTAATGAAGATGAGAATGGAAGCTATGGACATAGATCCGAAAGAAGCTGATCCAAACAACGTATACTTCGTTGATTTTCCTGACGATGATCTAAGTGAAAATGATAAGAAAAGATTAAACACATTTCCTACTCCATCAAATGTAGTACAAATAATGAGTCAAGATATTTATTCTCCAGAAGCAAAGAATAATATATTTTATAAACAAATGGCTCGTCAAGGAGCAGACTATGATTCATTCTTAGATACAACTGGTAGGAATTATTCTAATAGTATAAATATTACTGAAACAAGCATGAGCGATATTGGAGACCTATTTAATACAAAGAAAAATAGAAGTGGTATCCAATTCGGACCAAAGGTAAAAGTAGGTATATACGACTGGAATAAAAAAACTTATGAGGCAGCACTTGCAAGAAGCGGTATAGATCCTTCGGAACCTTTTACCAAAGAAAATCAAGATGCTTTACTTAGAGCACATCAAGCTAATATATTATATGAAGATAACTTACTTACAAGTTTAGATGCCTTTGGAGAAGGTACTGAGCTATCAAGTTTTGAACCCGTGCAAGTAGACTTTGACTCTGCGTCTGCTTTTTCTGAAGAGTTTGGTACTGAACCATTTATGCAGCCAAACACTTTGTCAACTGGTTTATTTAATACGTACTTTTTACTAGAACAATAAAATGTCGGAAATTTATGATGAAGAAAACCGAGAGAAAGACGCCTTCGATCAGGCGTCCGAAGCGGTACTAGGTACGTCGGATTCAGAGAATGAACTTGCAGAACAAAACAAAGCTGAAGCAGCACAAGTAGATCAAGAACAAGCAGAAATTGATGACCCACGTGAATCAGAAAACTGGGGATTTAAAGGAGTTGTTAGAGAGCTACAATCTGCTGTAACTGGTGGTGTTCAAGATTCTCTATCCTCCGTAGCTACTTTTGCCGAAAGAACAACAGATGCTCTTTCTGGCGAAATGCAAAGAGAACGAAAAGAAAATGGTTATTATAAACCACAGTGGGATCCTTTTCAATCTTACAGTAACCCTATTATAACTAAAACATGGTGGGGTAAACTAGCACGAGGCACAGTACATTTTGGTACAATGGCAGCTGGTACAGTACTAGCAGCTAAAGGTGCAGCCGCAGCCGGTATAGGTTTAGGTATAGGTGCTGGTGCAAAAGCATTACTAGGAGCTAACAGTCTTGTACGTGCAGCTGGTATAGGTGCTATATCTGACTTAGTATCTCAGGAGTCTGATGCAGAAAACGCATTAGGTTCGCTAAGAGATCATTATGGTTGGATGGATACACCTTTATCAACAAAAGAATATGACCATCCTGTTATGATGAAAATGAAAAACATCGTAGAGGGTATGGGAATAGGACTTATCTTTGATGGAGCTGCTATGGCTTTAGGTAAAGGTGGTAAAAAAGTAAAAGAGTTTACTAGGCAAAGAGCTAAAAGTGTTGACGCTGAAACTCTAGCTAAAGGTTTACAAGAATTACGAGAAGGTGAGACTGGCTTTCGTGCAGCAAAAAACAAACCACAAGCTGGTACACATCAGGGTGCTACACTATCCCAAGATGATCCATATATTGTCTGGGAAAGAAACAAAAGAGTTAATAATGAATGGGGAGCCGAAGAAGGTGCAGCCGGAAATGTTATCACACCTGTACAGAGAGAACGTGGTGCAAATTACTCAGGTATGTCGGAAGATGCAGTTGATGAAGTACTACGTAAATTATACAGCAATAATAAATATAAAAAAATTATAGAAGAAACTAAAGAACAAGGTACAACTTTAGCTGAAAAATTTGGAGACGCAATCGCTGCACACCAACGTATTACACAAGGTAGAAATGCTGCTGATATGTCACCAGACGAGTACTTAGAAGAAATACTACAAGCTGCTGATGTCTACGAGTTTACAGATATTGATGGTAACATAGTAAACAAAGTTTCTACAATTACAAGTAAATATGTTGTCGTAGCTGACATGGTAGTTGGTACATTATTACAGCAAGTACGTGATTTAGGCATAGCTGGTCGTGAATTAAAAGACTTTGTAAATTTAGCAGATGTAGACGGTCCATTACAAAACATACGTGACTCAATGTTTATGGCATTGACTGAAGCTAAACGTGCAAGAATTATTAAATCTGATGACTTTAGAGCATTAGGAGCTGGTAAACGTCAATTCTTAGAGAAAACATTATCTCAAGAAATGGTAGATACACGTGAATCTATAGAAGCTATACTAGGTCTAGCGGGTAATGATCCAAATAATGGTGATTTATTAATGGCTTTGTTTGAAGCATTTTCATCTATGAAGACTGTAAACAATCTAGATGACTTTGACCAGTGGGCACGTAAGATGATTAAAGGTGGAGAAATAGAAGGTAAGCAACAGACTGGAGCTTTGATAAGAGAACTACAAGGAGTAATGACACATAGTATTTTATCTGGTCCTAAAACACCGGCTAGAGCTATTATAGGTACAGCTGCTCACACATTCTTACGACCCATAGCTACAACTATAGGTGCTACTTTATCTTTACCATTTACTAAAGACGTGCGTGCAGTACGTGCAGGGTTAGCAACTATGAACGCTATGATGGAAGCTATACCAGAATCGTTTGATTTGTTTAAATCTAGACTTAACTCATATTGGTCAGGAGAAATATCTACAGTTAGAACTCGTTTTGCTGAATATACAGCTGGTGATGCAAACTGGGAGATACTCCGTAGATGGGCAGAGGACAGTGGTCGTGCTACAGCTGGTGATAAAGCTGCGTTCCGTATGGCAAATATGGCACGTAGTATGAATGACAAAAGCTTTTTAACTTACTCTACTAAACTTATGGCAGCAACCGATGATGCGTTTGCTTTCATATTAGGTAGAGCTAAGATGAGAGAAAAAGCATTAATGTCTGCATTTGATGTAGCTGATGCTGGTAAGCTTACTAGCTATACAGAAATAACACCAGAATTAATCAGAAATTTTGAAGACTACTTTTATCGTGACATCTTTGATGCTGATGGTAACATAATAGACGAAGCTACAAAGTTTGCACGTAAAGAGGTTACACTTACACAAGATCTTAGTGGATTTTCTGCTAATCTTAACGCTGTATTCCAACAAAACCCTTGGGCTAAACCTTTCTTCTTGTTTGCTAGAACAGGAGTAAATGGTCTAAAACTTACAGCAAAACATACACCCGGATTTAACTTTCTTGTTAAAGAGTTTAATGATATAGCATTTGCTAAACCTACACCAGAAACTTTTGCTGAACTCGGACCTAAGTTTGGTATTACTAATGCTAGAGAACTAGCTAATGCTAAGGCACTACAACGTGGCCGATTGGCGATGGGCTCTGCTCTTGTATTTATGGCTGTTCAGAAATGGATGTCAGGAGGATTAACAGGTAATGGTCCTATAGACAGACAGAAACGTAATGTCTGGACTGATGCTGGTTACATACCTAGAACTATAAAACTAGGTGATGTACAAGTAGGTTATGATTCCTTTGAACCATTTAACCAGATTATGGCTATGGTAGCTGACATAGGTGACGCTAGTTTACTCATGGGTGAAGAATGGACTAAAGATAACCTAGGAAAAGTAGCATTATTACTTGCTCAGGGTGTAACAAGTAAGTCTTATCTTGCTGGATTACAGTCATTTGTAGATTTATTTGGTGCAAAACCCGGACAAGGTGCAAGAATAGGTGGTAACTTACTTAATAATGTAGTGCCTTTAGGAGGTCTACGTAACGATTTAGGTAAATTATTTTCACCTTATACACGAGAACTTAGCTCAGGTATTGTAGATTCTATCCGCAACAGAAACCTAGCTACTGAAAATATAGCTTTTGACGGTGGTTTACCAGTTAAGTATGACATACTAAGTGGTAATCCTGTTAAACCTTATGATTTTATGACTCGAGCATTTAACATGTTTAGTCCTGTATCATTCGATTTGACATCAAGTCCCGGCAGAACTATGTTATTTAACAGTGGTTACGATATGAGATTATCAGTTATGTATTCCCCCGAAGGTGATAATCTAACAGATGAACCAAGAATAAGATCTGCATTTCAGAAAGCTATCGGCGATCAGAAAATAGAAGTACAGCTAAACAGGCTTGCTAAAGATCCTAAAGTTCAAGAATCTATACAACAAATGATGAAAGACATAGCATCAGGTCAACGTAGTGAGTTTGAAGTTATGGACTATTATCATAATAAAGCAATAGATCGTATCTTCCAAAAAGCTAGAAAAATAGGCTGGAATACTGTTAAACAGGATCCTGATATACAAGCTCTTAAACTTGAAGAAAGGAAGAAGAAAGTAAAGCGAATCCAGAAATCACAACAAACTGGTGGTCCAATACCCAACATAACAAAAATTTATAAATAATGTCACAACAATCTTTTTTGCAACAAGCAGGGACAGGATCTGACATCAACTTTACTATTGATACTTTTTCAGCAGATGAAATAGAGGTATATGTCGATGGGATCCTAAAAACTGCTACCACTCATTATAATATAAATCCTTACAACTCTAATTCTCAAAGCACTATAGCTTGGACTAGCGGTAATGCACCAACTAGCTCTAATACAGTTCGTATTGTAAGAAAAACAAATATATTAAATCAAGGTAATACTTCTGTAGAAGGTAGAGCTACATATGCAGCTGGATCTTCAGTTAAGGCAGATGACCTAAATAATAATCAAAAACAAGTTCTTAGAGCAATACAAGAACGACAAGATCAAAAAATACAAAGATATGATCTAGAAGATAATGAAGTAGTACGATCTAAAATTGCAGCTGATGCGATTGATGGTACAAAAATAGCTGACGATTCTATCGACTCTGAACATATAGCAGCTGATTCTATAGATACAGAACACTATGCAGCAAATTCAGTAGACGCTACAGCTATCGGCTCAAACGCAGTTACAACAGTCAAAATATTAAATGACAATGTAACTATGGATAAATTAGGTAGCGGTGCATTACCTACAGATATAACAGTTAATACTGACAACCTAGTTAACGGAACAATTCAAACAGTTGATATAGGTGCGGACCAAATAACTAACGCACTTATAGCTGACAACCAAATAGATTCTGAACATTATGTAGATGGATCAATAGATACGCAGCACATAGGTAATCAGCAAGTTACAGGTGCTAAAATAGAAAACAATACTATTACTGATAGCCAGATTGCTGTTGGCACATTAGATAATAGATACTACACAGAGTCTGAGTTAAATGCTGGACAACTAGATACTAGATATTACACAGAAACTGAACTTGATGGTGGAGCTATTGATAGTAGATATTACACAGAAACTGAATTAAATAATGGTGCTCTTGATGGTAGATACTACACAGAAGCTGAACTTAATCCTTCAGCTAGTCTTAGTAATAACGTATTAGATGCCAGATATTTTACAGAAACTGAACTGACTAATGGAGCATTAGACGGAAGATATTTTACGGAAACTGAAGCTGAAGCTGCATTTCTTAGACAAGACTCTAGTGAAACTATAGCTAGTGGAGTTACATGGTCAAGCACTGATGACAAGGTAGCTACTACTGCTGCTATTGACTTACGTGTTATTGAGCTTGTTGATGACGTAGGTGGATTTGTACCTATAGCAAATGAAACAAGTTTTCCTACAACTAACCCTGATATAAACACTAGCGGTTCTGCAAAAGGTGGTACTATAGTTTCAGTAATAGCAGCTTCAACAGACTTAACTGCACAATCTGGAACAACTCTAACTATTGCAGATGGTAGAGGAACTGGTAACGCAGTTATTATTACAGGTGTATCTGCAACCATACCTTCGGGCTTTGGATTCTTGGTAGAGACAACTGCTACAGATCATACATACGCATTTCATAGACTTGTACCAAAAGCAACTGAAGTATCTACTGTAGCTGCAAACGCTGTAAACATAGCATCAGCTGGAGCTAACATAACAAGTATAGATAATTTTGCTGATAGATACCAGATTAGTAATAACGCACCTACAGCTAGACCTGACAGTGGTTCACTACAAAATGGTGACTTATGGTTCGATAGCTCATCTAACAAAGTTATGATGGTCTATGACGGCAGTTCTGGTGATGGATTTAGTCCTATAACACCTAACCAGTCCGACTTAACAAACATAAATATAGTTGCTGGGCAAATAACATTTACAGAAGATTTAGGTCTTATAACTAACGCAGTTAATACAGGATCTGGTAATAACTCAGTAAACACGGTTGCAACTGATATAACAAATGTAAACACGGTTGCAGGTTCAATATCTAACGTAAACGCTGTAGCTGGTAATGCAACTAATATTAACGCTGTAGCTGCGGACGCTACTGATATTGGAGCTGTAGCTGGTAAGGCAACAGAGATAGGAAGATTAGGTACTGCTGATGCAGTGGCTGACCTAGCAATACTAGGGACTAATGCTATTGTGTCTGATATGGATACACTAGCCGATATATCAAGTAATATAACTACAGTTGCTGGTATAGCCTCCAATGTAACTACAGTAGCTGGTAATAATTCTAACGTAAGTACAGTAGCTGGTGTATCATCAAATGTAACTTCAGTCGCTAACTCTATTGCAAATGTTAATACTACCGCTGGCTCAATAGCAAACGTAAATACTACAGCTGGCTCTATAAGCAATGTTAATACTGTTGGTGCTGCAATAGCTAACGTAAACACAACTGCAAGTAACATTGCAAACGTAAATAACTTTGCTGCTACATATCAAATAGCGTCCTCTGACCCATCAACAGATGGTGCTGGTAACGCTTTAGCTGCTGGTGACTTGTATTTTAATACATCTTCTAACGAGCTAAGAGTACACAACGGATCTGCATTCCAAGGTGGTGTAACAGCTACTGGTAACTTAGCTGGTCTAGGTGCTAACACATTCACTGGTACACAGACACTTCAAGCTGGTTTAGCTGTAACAGGTAATATTACAGTATCAGGAACTGTAGATGGTGTGGACGTAGCTGCATTTAAAACTTCATTTGACAATTTAAATACAGATCTAGTAAATGACACTACTCCACAACTAGGTGGTGCTTTAGATGGTCAGAATAACAATTTATCAAACATAGGAACGATAGACGGATCAAATTTACAACTCGACTTCGGAACAATTTAAATGGCGAAATTATTAAAATTAAGACGAGGAAACACCTCGCAACATGGTAGCTTTACCGGAGCCGAGGGTGAAGTTACTGTAGATACAGACAAAGATACTCTTGTCGTACATGACGGCTCAACTCAAAGTGGTTTTCCATTGCTTAGAGCAGAAGGGGGAGCCCAGAATATTAGTACATCAGGAACTTTAGCGTCAGGTAATCAGACTGTTACAGGTAATATTACTGTATCAGGAACAGTTGACGGTGTAGATGTAGCTCAACTTAAAACAGATTTTGACGCTGGAGCAGATAATATAAATGAAGGTGATAGCAAAGTTGAAGTTGTAGATGCTGGTACTGGCTATGTAACAACTGTAGTTGATGGCACTGAACAAATCAGAACTATTCCTAACCAAACAACTATTAAAACGTTAAGAGTTGGTGAAAACTGGACTATGGCTGATGGTACAGGAAATGGTTTATTTTTAAATACCAGTAATAATAATGACAGTATTACAGGTACTGCTAGTAATGGTTTAGAAATACGTTCTGCTAGTATTGAATTAAAACAAGCTGGATCTCCTAATAATCACTACGCTGTTTTCAGTAATAATGGCTGTGATTTGCGTGTTGCAAATGCTCAAAAACTAGTTGTTAACTCATCTGGTACAGCTATAACTGGCAACCTAGATGTTAGTTCTGGTGTTGACGTAACAGGAGATATTACAGTTACAGGAACAGTTGATGGTGTAGACGTTGCTGCTCTAAATACCACTGTTGGAAACTTAGGAGTTTCTGGTGGTGCTATAGCTAGTTCTACAACTGCAACAACTCAGTCTCAAGGTGACAACAGTACAAAGGTTGCTACAACTGCGTACACAGATACAGCAGTATCTAACTTGGTAGATTCGTCCCCCGGTGCTTTAAATACTCTTAATGAGTTAGCAGCGGCTATAAATGATGACGCTAGTTTTTCTACAACTGTAACCAACAACATTGCTACCAAAATGCCTTTGGCTGGTGGTGAGTTTACAGGTAACATAACTTGTGAAAACATAACACCAGACGGAGATAGTAGCAGAAACTTAGGTGCAAACTCTACAAGATTTGCAAACGTATATGCTGACAACCTTTACGGAGGTGGAACAAATATTACTGGCATACCAGCAGCAAACTTAACTGGAACAGCAGCAGCTATTAATGGTTCAAATATTACCAACTTAAGTGCTGCAAATTTAACAGGTACATTACCAGCTATTGATGGTTCAAACCTAACTGGTATTACATCATTTGTGAGTGGAATGATAATTATGTACAATAGTGCAACTGCTCCATCTGGTTGGTACTTGTGTGATGGTAATAATGGCACTCCTGATCTAAGAGATAGATTTATTGTTGGTGCTGGTAACGCTTATTCTCAGGGAGCTACAGGTGGTTCTAACACAGCAACCGATACAGTTAGCATTTCTGGTTCTGATACTGTTAATATTTCTATCTCAGGAACTACTTCAACTCAAGATGCTAATAGAACGTTTGGTTTTGCGCAAAGTGGAAGTCATACAACTCCAAGTCACTCACATACTTTTAGTGGTTCGGATTCAGATACAGTAAATATATCTGGTTCTGATACTGTTAGTATTGATACTAGATCACCTTACTATGCACTTACATTCATTATGAAAGCTTAGTGGAAGTACCCACCATAGTATTACCAGACGCAATACAGATAGAAACAGTTGAAATACCTTTACCTACAGCTGACGTACCTTATTATATTCCTATGGTTGTTCCACCCAGCGACCTTAGAGATCAAGAAGCTAAACCCGTCAAGACTGAAGAAAAAGTTGAACCACCTACCCTAAAAATACCGTTTATTAAACAGCCAGTACCTCAACCTTCTACTGAAGTTATCGTAGTGGCAGCTACAACGGCGATTACAGCTGTAGCAGCGACAACGCTTACACAGCCTATAATCGAATGGATACGTAAAAAAATCCAAAAATTCCTACAAGATAAAATCACCACATGGAGAAAAAACCTGACGAACAAAAAGGACTCTTCAAACGAATCAAAGAAGGAA